CCTGTTGTTGGACAACCAACCGTGGCGATCTGAAAATTCCCCATGTCGGTGAATCTCAAATCGGCCGTACTGGTTGTACTCGTCGTCCGCGTGAAAAGTAATGTTTGTGGCGTCACATCACGCGCACACTCGACTGGGTGAATCATGTCCTCAGAAACTTTACACGATGACACGTATGTGTAATTCTCCATGTCTCGCTTGTTTGTGAAGGCAGGTTTGGTCACGTCGTACTGTGTCGCCGTGATGACCACCCCTTGGTTGAGTGTTGTTGCGGATGTGAGCGCAGTTGAAGATGTTGATTTAAACTCCATCAACATTCCATGCAATCTCCATTCTACGAATGAACCAGCTGGTCCTGCACCCCACGGGAATAGTGAGGGCAGACCTGGTTGAATGGGGAATGATAGATTTGTGAACGCCGTGGTTCCAACTATGTCTTGGATAAACTCACGGTGTTGAATGCGTGTGGCTGCAGTCGTATTGGTAATCATAGGAGGGTTATTCGGCCCTGCGACCAAACTGTTTTCCTTAACATCGTAGCTACCCAGACCGGTAACTGACGAAAAAAGGGACCCTGCTTTCCTACCAAGCCAGCCACCAATGTCTTCTGCATATCCTCCTTTTCCTTTCACCTTTCCTGACTGAGTAAGGTGTGGCCCCAAGATTTGCATCTTGCGGGTTGCATGAGGCTTTGTATGATGTTTTGGTTTGTTTTGATAATTTTTTTTGTTAATTTTAGGCATGTTGTGGTGTACGCTCGTCGGATACTTTCTCTCCCCCAATTGAGACAGAAGGCTTTCAAGCGAGTGACCGGATCCAATGGTGACGCTGCATGCCTAGTGAGGTCGTGTTCCTCATTTCGACAATCCACAATCGGACTTTGGGCACAAGTTGTAGTCAATCTCTGAATTTTGCAAGGGTGAACCTTTCACCTAGTAGCACGATCTATAGGCTGATCAAGCCGCTGTTAATGTCTCACGGACCCAGGACGTTAGGGCTACCCGCGATTGCTGACTGCATTGGATTCCTGTTACACTCCACGTGTCCTACGTATCACCCAGTAGGGGGGCAGCTAAGCTGCAGTGGCAAATATCATCTTGTCGCCGCTAGTGTCGCGATCAAAGAGGAGCTCGAACAAAGGGTGGTTAAACCCTTTGGCTACCTCTAATGAACCACACTCTCGGCGCAACTCTGCCGTTTGATCAATCCCAAGTCCATATACATGATATAAGTTCGCCAAATTATCAATATGGAGTGGGGTAAAATTCCCACCTTTCATCACCCAGTCGCCCGTTTTCTCATAGACCTCCTTGTGTCCAAAAGATACCCGGAGCAAGCTCTGTGCAGCTTCCCTAAGAAACGGCACATAACTATACTGGAATAATGAAAATGCGATTCCCCTCACGACCGAGAGAGGATGCACTTGTTTTGGTGGGTTGTTAAAAACACACAACTTTTGGAGAACTTTGCCTGGCATCGGCCCCAGAACCCACCCCACGGTGGTGCTCCAAAACCGACATGAACAAAATTCCGCCTCAGAAATGTGCGAACGATAAGTGTTCTCGCACTTGAACCCCAACCGGA